GGATCGTATAACAGGCGGTTATGTGATTGCACGCGATCCGATCACTGGCAAAGATATGAAAATACCGCGTACAGCCAATTATGATGACTGGATGAAAGAATTGTTAAAAAGATATAACGAAGAGGAGATCGAGAAACAAAAGAAGCTTATCAGAGGAAGATGAGGAGGCGTTTTTATGCAAGGAACAGGGAAAACGGTAAAGCTAAGTCATTTATTGTTAATGTTTTGGAATATGCAGTATAAAATGAATCATCCTCCGGATCACACCGAAAAGAGCCAAGAAAGCCCAACTGGCAGAAAGGTTTAAAAGGTGATCCTAAAATCTCCCGACTGTGGGTTAAACAGTAAACTACCTTGTGAGGTGTGAAAGTGGAAGTAGGACAAAAAGTAAAGCATATGGGTATGGTGTGCAAGGTTTACAATAAATCGGATACTTTGCCAGGCGATCAGATCATGATTAAACTGCCTAGCGGAATAATGAAATGGGTGCAAGAGTCATGGTGTAAGCCGATTATAAATGTAAAAGGGGAATAAGCATGGGAAACAAAGAGTTTATAGCAAAAGCGAAAGAAGGAATCATTGACGCTTACAACAGAAGAAATGAATCGCGACCGCGTTTTATAAAAGAGGGAGATTTATATGTTGTTTGGCTAACTAAAGCATTGCAAAATAACAAAGCTTTGCTAGCAACAAATATTGAAGGCGACGGATTATATTTCGAAGTTACCTACAACGGTGACAAACAAGAAATGTATTTGGACGTATACAAGAAAAAAGAAAACATTTTATTTAGATAAAAATAACGGTCCAGACTTGGAAGACTTGAAAAGCTAAGAATAAATCGTGTGAGTGTTTAAAATTGAATAAAAAGAAGTAAAGCATCGTGTATGGGCGCTAAAGCGTGTGTATGGGGTGTTATTTTTGTGGTCAATTTTAAAGGTTCATGGGAATGGAGAATACAAATGAAACAATTTATCGATGAAAAATGCTCAAAAATGTTGATGAACTTACAAATGTTTGGCGATGGTGACGGTGCAGGCAGTAGCAACGGTGGCGAAGTTGGTTCAAACGAAGGTGACGAGCCTATCAGCTTTAAAAATCAATCAGAGTTTGATTCTGCAGTTGACAAGCGTATGTCCAAGGCATTGGAAACCGCCCAAAGTAAATGGGAAAAGGATACGCAAGAACGTATTGACAAAGCGAGAAACGACGGACTGACAGAAGGCCAGAGAATGGCTCAAATGTCCGAAGATGAACGCAAGCAAGCCGAACAAGCGCAACAAGAAGAAGCTGCAGCAAAACGCGAAGCAGCTTTAGTTAGTCGTGAATTACGTTTAGAAGCCTTGGAAGAACTGACAAAGCGAGATCTGCCAAAAGAACTAGTTGACGCAGTTGTATTGACGGATGCAGACGCTTGTAAAAACTCCATTGAAGCAATTGAAAAATCATTCAATACAGCGGTTGAACAAGGTGTGAAAAAAGCCTTAGCTGTTTCTGCGCAAGGTGTAACTCCACACAATAATGGTGGTTCAACGACAAAAGAAGTGGGTTCATACGGTAAAAGTTTAGCCGAAAAAAACGGCGTTAAAAAAACAGAAAGCAACTATTTCTAGGAGGTAAAAACATATGAAAATGGGTTCTGTAGTAACCAAAGGTCAAAATGATAAACAAATTTTGGCCAATGCAAAATTGTTCCAATCATTTGGGGCACAAATCGCTGACACAGGTGTCGCTGTTAAAGATGGCAAGAAAGTAATCTTAGCCGGTACGCCAGTAGGTGGTGCTGACTTTTTAGCAGACGAACAAGCATCGTTGAAAGTAGCCAATGATGCTACAGCAGTGGGCGTATTGTTACATGATGTCGATGTCACAAGCGGTCAAGCAAATGGCACGGTTGTTGTCTTTGGCTGGGTCAATTTAAATCGTTTAGATGAATCGGTAACGATTGCTGACGAGGCGAAAACTGCTTTAGAAAACAAAGTCACATTTGTAAAACGTAATAAATAAGGAGGATCACACAAGTATGAAAATGAAGAAAATTTACATGAACTTGCATTTGTTCGGTACGTCCATCTTTGATATGGTCACCGCACCAGATCAAGCGGCTTATTGGGCAGCACAAGAACAATACCGTACGCCTTATTTGGGCGAAGAACTGTTTCCGGCTGACAAGCAACTAGGCACGGAAATCAAATGGGCAAAAGGTCAATCGGGAGCGCCTAAGTTCTTGAAACCTGCTGGGTTAGATACGCCAGCTATCCCACGTGGTCGAAAAGAATTCGACCAAGTATTGACAAAACTAGGGTTCTTTAAAGAATCGCTGTATGTCGATGAAGATTTACGTCAAAAACTGAATTTGGTAATGGCAAGTGGTAACAGCATCATGATTGATACCATCATGAACAAAATCTTTAACGATAATAATACTTTAGTTGAAGGCGCAGCTGTTACGCGTGAAATCATGCGGATGCAATTGTTATTTGGTGGTACTGCAACCATTGAGGGCAATGGCACTTCTTATGAATTGGACTACGGCTTTGATGAAGCCCACAAAGGCAATGCCAAAGTGGCTTGGTCGGATGCTAAGGCAACTCCGATTGAAGACTTGGAAGACGCTATGGATAAGATCGAATTGGATACCGGCGAACGTCCAACACGCGCTGTCATGAATGCACAAACGTTCAACCAGTTGAAAAAAATTGAAGAAATCAAACATTCTTTGACACCTGTCGGCCGTGAACAAGCGTTTGTTTCGAAAGAAAACATTTTGAACTATATCTCTACTGAATTAGGTTTAACAGTAGCGATTTACAATAAAGTGTACGAAAACGAGGAAGGAAATTCCACACGTTTTGTACCAGACAACAAGGTTGCTTTGCTACCAGCCTCTACACTTGGCTATACTGCTTTTGCAACAACTCCGGAAGAATCAGACTTAATGTCAGGCAATTCTACCAATGCACAAGTTGCAGTAGTTGATACAGGCGTAACCATTACGACGATGCGCAAAGCTGATCCGGTTCAAGTAGAAACAAAAGTCACTCAATTTTCTCTACCTACGTTTGAAAATATCGACAAGGTGTTTGTCTTGGATACTGTTGCGAAACCCTAAGGCTCCCCAAAAGGTTGCAACTACTCCAAAGACAAATTCTATCATCGTAACTGCTGAATAGTTGCGACTCAATAGGGGTAAGAGAGGTGGCTTATGGAAGAAATAAATCAAGCCGCTCTAGATAAGCTGCAAAAACAATTAGAGCGCAAACTAAGTGTTGAAGATACTGACCAAAAACAAATATTGGCAGACGATTTGGAAGATTGCCTGGTAGAAGTCCTTGATTACTGCAACTGTGATGTCTTAATTGGCAACATGGCAAAGTCAGTCAAGGATTTATTTATCATCAAATATAATCGTGAGGGTTCTGAAGGTGAAGTATCTCGTGATGAAGGCGGCGTAAAACGGACGTATGAGCAAGGCATACCGCGAGAAATACGGATGCAGCTCAACCGTTATCGTCAAGGAAAAGTGAGGTCATTCTAATGCGTTTAATGGCAAGAGATTTAAGTACCGTCACTTTGAAACGTCGTGAGGTTACTAAGGATAATAAAGGGAACCAAAAAATCGATTTTATAAAACCCGTTGAAATCAAAATGGTGATCCAACCTGCAACAAGTTCTGTGTTAGCTCAAATTTATGGAGAAAAGCTGAATACAGTAAAAAGTTGCAAGTATCAAGGCATAGCTATTCAAGAGGGGCAAAACGAATTAGACGGCGTTTGTGTATATGTTGGAGCTACTGAAAAGCCTGATTATAAAATTGCCAGCATTCAAACTTTTACAGATCACGTCAACGTGACGTTGGAAAGGTTGTGAGCGCATGGGCGTTGAAATAAGAGGACTGGACAGGCTTCAAAGAAAATCAGCGTTAGTTCCTAGGCTAGCTCGTAAAGCGGCTATAAACGCCACAAATGAAGTCACAGACACGGTCTATGGTCATGCAGTAGAGAATGCACAGCGTCGCTTCTTACATCCGACAGGTGAAACGGTAGGAAGTTTGAAAACAGAAGTGGTTGAGAACTCCGAAGGTTCGATTGTTGGAAGACTTTTTTCTGACAAGAAAACTAGTTTTTTCACAGAATTTGGAACTGGGAAGGTTGGACAAGAAAGCAATGCTTATATCCCACCTAATTTCAGTTTCAGCTATACGCAAACACCTTGGTTCTTTCCTACTTCTTATACTGATCGTGACCTAGCTCTACTCTATGGTATGAAAGTAATCACGATCCAAGGAGTGGATTTCTATTGGACGCGAGGGCAAAAAGCACGTCCGTGGATGCGCCCGGCTTTGATTAGCGGTTCGGAAGATGCACCGGAAATTTACGAAAGACATGTCAAACAGCAGTTAAGGGAGTTGAGGAATAAATGATTATTGATATACAAGCACTAACCTACCAGGTCTTAAACGAGATAGCAGCATTTGAAAATCGTATTTATCCTGACTATCCCAAAGTTTGGCAAGATTTTCCAATGGCGATCTATCGAACCAAGCGAACATCACACTTTGTGGATGCTCACAAGGAAGAACTACAATCTTACTGGATTATCACAATCGAGATTTACGGAGATAACGATACAGGCGACTTAACGCCAATCGTTGAACAAGTAGACAACGAAATGAAACAAAAAGGTTTTATGGGTAACGATACCGACAGCAATACCGGCGATTTATCGAGGAAAATCCTTGAATATCGCGGCATTGTCGATAACGTTACTCATTTTGTTTACCAAAAATAAGGAGGAACAACATGAAACAATATACATTGAATCAAGACAAGTTAAACATGGACTTGCAAAAGTTTGCTGATGAAGTAGCTGGCGTGCTTTCTAAAGGGACTACTTTATCTTACAAAAAAGGTGGAGCAGAACTTACCGAAATTGCTGGTGTAAAGTCGATCCCAGCCATCGGGTCTGATCCCGAAAAAGTGGACGTTACGACTTTAAAATCAGAACGTAAAGAATATATCAAAGGGATTCAAGATACCGATAACTTAGAATTTGCGATCGTATATCAAGGGAAAAATTTCAAAGATATTTACGCTTTGGTTGAATCGAATGCGGCCGTTGATTGGGTAATCACTTATCCAGATGGGTTGAAAGTAGAATTTACTGGTCAGCCAGACTTCAAGATGGATGGTGTTGAAGTGAACTCCGCTCTT